TCCTAAGCCGCATTCAAGATGGGATTGCCGGACGCATACGACCAGAGCGACGAACTTGCCGAAGCGGCATACACGATCACGGAACTCGCCGGCGAGGTCGAAGAACTCCGCGCAGTGATAGCTGTCGGCCAGATGGATGCGCCAGAGGTCGAGCGCATCAGCGCGGCCGAGTTGATCGCCGACCTCCGCGCGCAGATCAAGACCCTGAGCGCCGAACTTGCCGCGATGCGCGTGTCCCGCGACACGTTCCAAGCCGAGAACCGCGAACTCATTAAGCAGCTTGGCATGAACGCCAAGGAATTGAAGCGACTGAGGGTCGCATGAAAGAAGCGTTAAAGCTCTACGAATACCAAGAAGGCATCCTTGACCTGTTGCGTCTGGGCTTCCAGCAAGGTCATCGCACGCAAATCCTCGTCGCACCCACCGGTGCCGGCAAGACCGAGATGGCGATTGCGCTACTTCGAGCAGCCGCTGCGCGCGGCAACCGTGCGGCCATGCTGCTCGACCGGATTGTCCTGTGCGATCAGACCAGCCAGCGCCTCCAGAAGTACGGCATCGACCACGGCGTGATGCAGTCGGGTCACTGGCGCTATCGACCCTACGAGTCCATCCAGATCTGCAGCGCGCAAACCATCGAGAAGCGCGGCAGCTTCCCTGGTTTGAAGGTGCTCATCGTCGACGAGGCGCACCAAACCCGCAAGCAGACCGTCGGATTCATCAAGAACAACCCCGAGGTCCGCGTGATCGGGCTGACCGCCACACCGTTCACCGAGGGTCTCGGCGCAATCTATTCCAACGTCGTGTCCAGCGTGACCACGCGCGAGCTTGTGCAGCTCGGCCGACTCGCTCCGCTGCGCGTCTACGTCGCCAAGGAAATCGACATGACTGGCGTGAAGAAGGTCGCCGGCGAGTGGTCGCAGGACGAAGTGACCGAGCGAGGCCTGAAGATCACTGGCGATATCGTGACCGAGTGGGTCAAGAAGACGCACGAAGTGTTCGGCGGTCCCCGCAAGACCGTGGTCTTTTGCGCCGGCGTGGCCCATGGTGCCGACCTGGCGAAGAAGTTCGCCGACGCCGGCTACAACTTCGTCAGCCTGTCCTATCAGGACGATGACCAGTTCAAGCAGGACGCCGTTGCGGAGTTCGCCAAGGCCGACAGCAGCATTCACGGCCTGATCGCGACGGACATCCTGACCAAGGGTTTCGACGTGTCGGACGTGATGATTGGCGTGTCGGCCCGGCCCTTCAGCAAGTCGCTCAGCTCGCACATCCAGCAGATGGGCCGAGTGATGCGCTCCCACAAGGGCAAGGACTTCGCGCTGTGGCTCGACCACTCGGGCAACTACATCCGCTTCCAGGAAGACTGGGACGACATCTACGAAAGCGGCGTCCACGAGCTCGACGACGGCAAGGAAAAGACCAAGAACGAAAAGACCGCTGCCGAGAAAGAAGCGGCCAAGTGCCCGCGCTGCTCGCACATCTGGCAGAGCGCCGCCGGCTCTTGCCCCTGCTGCGGCTTCGTGCGCGAGCGTCGCAACACTGTCACGGCAGTGCCGGGCGAAATGGAAGAACTCGCCGGCTCGGGCAAGCTGAAGCAGGAGCGTCGCGAGTGGTATGGCCAGTTCCTCTTCGTGTGCCGGGACCGCGGCTACAAGCCCGGCTGGGCGGCAAGTAAGTTCAAGGAGAAGTTCGGCTCGTACCCGAATGGGTTGCAGGCCGACCCCATTCCGCCGATGCCTGAGGTGTCGCGCTGGCTCAAGGCCTCACATATTCGGTTCATGAAGTCGCGCCATCGGACCGCCACCGCATGACGTTCGTCGACTTCTGCCGCGCGCACGGCATCATCATCGACACGCTGCCTCAGGTCGGCGTGTGGAAGCGCTATCGCACCACCGACAAGCCGTCGCATCGCAACGGTGCCGTCAAGTTCATGGGCGATCACGGCTTCGTTCAGAACCACGCGACCATGCAAGAGGTGAGCTCGTGGCGCATCGAGGGCGATTCGCCGATCGCGCATCACGAGATCCAGCGCATTGCGCGCCAGGCCTCGCAGGAGATCGCCAGGAACAACGCCAAGGCCGCAAAGCGTGCGGCGTGGCTCCTTGCCCACTGCGAGACACGAAAGCACGCCTATACGGTCGCGAAGGGCTTCCCTGATGAGGTCGTAAACGTCTGGGAGATGGACGCGGGTCCAATCGCAGTCATCCCCATGCGGATCGGCCGCAAGTTAGTCGGCGCGCAACTCATCACCGAAGCCGGCGAGAAGAAGTTCTTGTCCGGCCAGCGCTCGGGCGGCGCGGAGTTCGTTTTCGCGAACCGTGGCCCCCACATCCTTTGCGAAGGCTACGCGACCGCACTATCGGCTCGTGATGCCCTGAAGAACCTCAAGCGCCCGTACACGCTACATGTGTGTTTCAGCGCCGGGAACATGAAAAAGATCGCGGCCGATCTGCCTGGCGGGATCGTGCTCGCAGACAACGACGCCAGCGGTGTCGGCGAGCGCGTCGCCCGCGAGATCGGATGGCCATACTGGATGAGCGATGCGCTGTGCGAGGACGCCAACGACTACCACCGGCGCGAGGGCTTGTTTTTGCTGTCACAGGGCATCGGGAAGGCCCTCAGGGAGGCGATGGCCGTGCCGTAGCACCTCACTGCTTTCTCACTGCGTTGGTTGGACATTGTTTAACGGCAGCGGCGCAGGGTGAGTCCCCTACTGTTGGATCAGGTGCTGAAACAGGGGAAAGGGTGGCGAAGCCAGAGCCCTTGCATCGAACGTCTGGCGGGTCATGCGGCTCCGGGACAGGAACACATGTGAAGGCCTTCCCAGGATGGGCTAGGTCTGCTCACCAGGACAGGATGCAGTAGAGATGGAAGACAACGGTTCTACAAGAGAAGACTTGATGATGAAAGAACAGCCCGGATCGTCAACAGCCCATAAGGTGCCGACGCTGTGCACCGACTGCCACCATTACTCCCGCTCGTAGTGTGGCGTGTGGCAGACCGCCGGCCTCACCAGCCACATCGTCCCTGGCGCGCTGGCGCAAGAGGCCACGCAGTGTCCCGCGTTCGCCGCACTCGATCAGTCGAAGCCCTCGCGCTCCGGCGCATCGCTCGCTGATGCGATCACGCGACCAGTGGTTCGCGTGGATCTCACCGCGCCGCGGTCCGGGTCCGTACCCCTATAGGGCTTCGCCAGAACGCCGGCATCCGCGACGATTCCTCTTCATGAGAAATAACCATGTTCGGTTTCAGCCGCTCGCTGAGCGCGAACCCCAAGTTGGCGACATTGAATGAGGAACATGCCCATGGCTGAGCCGCGACGCAAAAGTACCACCCATATGGTCCTGGATGCAGTCGATGAACTGCACGCACTCGAGCAGGTCGTCACCCGCGAGACGCTGGTGGAGCACACCGGCCTGAAGCTCGCCATCGTCGACGACCGCATCGGCGCGCTCATCGAGGACGGCCAAGTCCATCGGGTGCGCAATGGCGTGTTCGTACCGGCCGAGAAGCATCCGCCGGCTCGGGCGATCAGCAAGACTGTCATGCCCGATGGTCTGGTCAAACTGGAGATCGGTGACGACGTGCTGACGCTCACGCCGCGGGAGGATCGAGCCTTGGCAGCGTTGCAGGCCGGCGTGGCTGTTCAGTTCGCGGCCATCAATCTCGGGCACCAGGCGGCGGTGCTGAATTCAGGGATCAATGAACGAGTGCTTCGATTGGAGCGGATCGCTGCCCGGCAGCAGGAACCCGACGAGATCCTGGGGACGCAAGCGCGGGCGGATCAATGCGCAGTGTCGAAGCAGGCGCGCTCATTTGAAACGGTCGCAGAACTGGGACAGCCATGACCAAACACACCCAAAGGCCGCTCCCGACTGGGAATCGATCGAGCTGGAATACCGCGCGGGCGTCAAGACCCTCCGCCAGATGGCAGCCGAACACGGCATCACCCACGGCGCAATCAACAAGCGCTCCAAGGCAAATAGCTGGGAGCGCGACCTTTCGGAGAAGATCCACCAGAAAGCCGATGTGCTGGTATCCAGGGCGGCAGTATCCACGGTATCCACTGAACCCAAGGTTGCCGAAAAGCAGATCATCGAGGCCGGAGCACAGGCTCTCGTCACTGTCCGCCTCTCCCATCGGCGTGACATCCACCGCAGGCGAACCATCCTGATGCGGCTGATGGACGAGATGTAATTGCAGGGTGGCCCGGAGAACGCCAGCCTGGGCGAAGCCTCGGCGTTGGCGGCCGCTTTCAGGGAAGTATGTCGGATTGGGTCGAAGCCGCCATTAATCACTAAGCCAACTCTTCCACCTTTCCTTCAATAGCCGGCTACTATGGTCCGCATCTGCATTGGTAGTGCAGACCAGTTCTGACAATCCGTGCATTCGTCTTCTGAAAATGACAGCCAGCCCCGGCTTGGAAATACACGGGCCACCGGCATCAGCCATCCACGCGGGTCCGCGGGCGTCCCATTACTACAGGCTCTGGTCGCGGCTGGAGGTGGCCGTTCAAAAGGATGGCGATCTCTCTCAAGTCGCTGCCAATGGGCATATGGGCAGCGGATCGCGACAATGGGGACGATGGGACGCGCGCTGTGATGGCCCGGCGATGCCCCACGCCTGCGGGTGGGCCCACAATCTATATTGCCGCCGGCGCCGGTGCCGGCCCGCCAGGAACAGTCGATGACCCCTGATGCCTTTGTCCACGTCCCGAGTCTCCGCGGCCGGATAACACCGCCCGAGCGCTCCGAACTGCGCGCGACGCCGGCGGTGCTGGCGGTCTGGGACGAACGCGCGCGTAGTCTTGGCCGGCCGAACTGGCGCTGGACCGATGAGGCGCTGCAAACATCGCGCCGCGACGTGCTCGGCGCAACAGGCGGCGAGCGCGACCTTTGGGTCTACGGCTACGGCTCGCTGATGTGGGACCCGGCGTTCCATTTCGCCGAGATTCGGCTGGCGACGCTGGCCGGCTACCGACGACGCTTCACCTTCCGCTTGACGATCGGTCGGGGCTCGTTCGAGTACCCCGGACTGATGTTGTCGCTGGAGACCGGCGAGGGTGCCTGCGAGGGCCTGGCGTTCCGCATCGACGCCCTGCACGCCGACGCCGAGTCGACGATCCTGTGGCGGCGCGAGATGATCCGCAGTGGCTACTTGCCCGCGCTGCTGCCGGTGCAGACGCCGCAGGGCCCGGTCACGGCGCTGGTGTTCGCGGCGAACGCCGCGCACCCCGACCACATCGGCGAACAGCCGCTGGACGAGACCGCGGCGTGCATCGCCCGTGGTGCGGGTGTTCTGGGCACGAACCGCGAGTACTTAGAACAGCTGGCGGCGCAGTTGCAGACACTGGCGATCGACGAAGCGTACGTCGGGAAGCTGCTCCAGCAGTGCGCGCTGTTGCTGAGACCTGAGGCGCTCGGCTGGGGCGGCCGCTCTTGCCAGCGCGGCTCAAGTGAGTAGAGTTCGCGAGCAGCCAATCCCCCCAGGGCCGCCTTTCGGCCATAAGGCGACCTTCGTGACGCTGGTCCAGTTTATGGATGGACACTCTGTCGGCTTGGTTGGCAACCGCTAAAGTCGAGCTACCCATCGAACTGACCTGGAAGATCTGTCGGAAAAAATCACTCTGCCCAAACTGCTAGGGAAAAAGATGCTGACTCGTAACCACTTTGATTCCTCGACGTTGCCGGTAATGGACGACATCGCGTCGCTCTTGCATATTGCGCTGTCGGTCAAGGGAATGAATTCAACTTTCAAGAACGCCCGAGAGCTTGATGCCAGGCGGTCCAAGCCTGCGGCGATGCGGGTGATCAAGGCGACCTCCGCTGCGGCTCAAGACCTGCTGGACTTGGCGTTTAAGCAGAAGCCAGAGCATCTGCGGAAAGTCCACCGTCAGCACATCGCCAAACTGACGGCGGCAGCCGAGGCGGCTGCAGGGTTGGCGCAGCAAGAATACGCGGCGTTACCAGAGGTCGCGGGTAAGGGGACGTTTGAATTTGGCGTGCTCCGACCGCTTCAAGAACTGTGCGAGCGTTGGCAGGCGACCAACTAAATTGGAAAAGGGGCCTACGACATGTCAACGATGAGCAAACTGGGGCGGCGGTGCTCTCGGCCGTCAGCCGTATTTGGCAGGGCGGACGACAGTCCGCGCTTCTGTAGCTATCGCTCTCGATCGGATCGCTTGCAAGTGCCCAGCCGTTGCCGGATCGCTACTGGTCTTCCCCAACCTTTGTTGCACGCGCATGAACAGGTTGCTTGAAATCGGATTCGACCCCGCAGGTCGTTGGGTTCTAGTGAACGAAGCGTTGGACTATTCGTTGGCTCGGCATTCGACGCAACAGAACATCCTTTACGCCTTCGTGTCCGACGGCCAGGTCATGTATGTTGGCAAGACCGTGCAACCACTCGCGAGGCGGATGTCTGGTTATCGGAAGCCGGCTTCGACACAAAGCACCAACATTCGGAACCACAACAGCATTCGGAATCTACTCGAACGAGGCTCAGCCGTCGAGATCCTCGCCCTTCCTGATAACGGCCTACTGCACTATGGGCAGTTTCACCTGAACCTGGCCGCCGCCTTAGAGGACGACCTTATCCGCGTCATCGATCCCCCCTGGAATGGCGGCAACGTCGACGATGGCATACATCCCCCTGCCACGCCCGACGAATGTGCCCGCGATGAGGCGGATGTGAAGGAGCCGCTGCCCCCCGCTGTCAGCGGGTTCACCTTCATTCTTCAGCCCACTTACTTCACGAAGGGGTTCTTCAACGTCGGCGTTGCCGCCCAAGACCTACTGGGCCAGGACGGGGCGACCATCGAGATCTTTCTTGGAGACGATCCTCAGCCAATTCTGGGCACCGTCAACCGCAGCGCAAACTCGAATGGAGCGCCGCGAATCATGGGCGGGGTCGGACTGCGCAATTGGTTCCAAGCGGTTGCAACTGTGTCCACACCGATGTCGGTGGAAGTGCTCTCGCCAACTTCAGTTCACCTTTGTGCGCCGGTGCGCCAAACGGATGCTGCGGCCTCTGCCCTTCGCCTCGCTCGAACAAGCCAGGACGCCATCTGGCCCCGCCGCAAGGATTTTCACGTCCTCACCTACGCCGAGGAGGGCTTTGCTCCTCTGAACATCTACGCACGGGAACATGGCTTCGAGGGGGCAACCCTGGGCGACTTCGCAGACGAGGTGAATCGGTTGAACGAGCCCGGATCGCTCCATCCTCATGCGCCGGTGAGCGCCGTCCCGCGCTCGGTCGTGCGTGATACGGAGGATCCGATCGCGTTGAGGGATCAGATCGTAGCGTTTCTTCGCGCCAACGAGACCAGCATTCATGCGAAGAAGCTCCTCCTCGATTTCGGCACTCCGAGAGTCGCATCATTCGTGGTCACTGCGATTGAGCAGGCCCTTGCCGCTGCGGCACCGTTGCTTGATGAGGTCGTCATTGTCGAATGAATAACGAGCCTTTTAAAGTCGCTCGATGGCCGATGGGCGATGGACCTTGGACCTGCGGTCGGATGGAGAGCGAGCGTCGACCGCCGCTGTCGGCCACGAGCGGCCCTTAGACCGTGTCGTCAACGTGGCGACGTTCACTACCGCCGCCTACGGGTCATCGCAAAGCCATTCCAGCAACCACCTGGACGAGCTGGTGCAGCGCTTCTGGGGTGATCTGAAACCACTCGATACCGGGCGCGTCTCGGACATGCCTATCCTGCACCTTCAGCACCTTGTGGACGGCCGTTTCAAGCTGTTGTGCATCGCGGACACGGTAGGCGAGGAGGCACACGAAAGGCGAGTGAGATGAAGTGGATCCGATCTGGGCAGCCATGCGCTGCGTGTAATGCTGGCGTGTCTGACCCACCTTCAGGAGAGGCTCGATTCCTGCGCTCGCGAAGTTATCAAGTTCGCGCTTGAGCGTGTACACGTACAGCCACTCGTTCCCGACATCGTCCAGCACCCACTCGTCCCGCGCGGGGTAGCGGGGCGCAGGTACAACCACTTCTGCCGGCGCGACCCGCGGCTCTCCGACAGATGTCGCGGGCTCGAAATCCTCCGGGCTCGCCGGCAAAACCCCTGCTTCGGCAAGGCGTGCGTAACGCGGTGTGGGCCCCAATCGCGGACCTACGAAGAGCGCGTCAATCTCGGGCGTGTTCCGCAGTGTGGCCTTGAAAACGAGCCGCCACAGAGGCAGCCCGCCTTTCTCCTTTTTACGCCGGAAGTGGATCTCCTCGCCTTGCTCGCGCAGCTCGGGGCTCAGCTTGCTCGCTTCGCACAGCCACTTCCACATGGCGGCGCCAATCAGGTGCTTCTCGCTGAAGCGTTGGTCAGCGTGCAGTCGGAGGAACTCGTCCTTCGACTCGAGGAACAGCTTCTTGAGCGGCACCCAGCCGGGCGACTTCGTGTGGGTGTTGAATTGAACGGGGTCCATGCGCGGAGGGTCCACTGCCTTATTTTATCGCGGGTGGACTGGACAGCGGCGACAAACCCGCCTTCGCTGCCCGACAGGCATGTGTCCGATGCCGCTGAGAGCCTCTGCGAAGGCTCACGGGCTCCCCGCGACGCAGTGAACCAAAGCGCGCGGCGTATCGGAGCTCGGCGGTTAGGTTCGGCTACGGATGCCAACGGCTGGTTTGGGCCCAATGCGCCATCCGCATCCGACTTGCGCTGGGTGTTGAACTTAGCGCGGCAGTCGGCGACCCCATGTAGGGTTCGCCTGGTTCCCGAGCACCGGGAACATTCCCGGCCATGCACTCGTCCCCTACGGGCAAAAGCCCCATGTCTCGAAGAAGAGCACAAAGCCGGCACCTCGTCAGGAGGCTGCGGGCATTTCAACTGGCGCGAAGAAGAAGCCCGCCACCACCGAGTCGCCAGCCAAGCCCAAGACCGCCGCAGGCGCGCGTCACCTACCAGGTCCGCCACCGCCGGGCCCGCCCCCAGGTCCGCCACCGCCGGGCCCGCCCCCAGGTCCGCCGCCGCCCGGGCCACCCCCAGGTCCGCCACCACCCGGGCCACCCC